GGGGTAGAATTCATTTCTTCCATACCCGTCATCAATAATTTCTCCAGCATCATTAATTTGAATACTTTTTTTATTTCCAAAAGCAACAAAAGGATTTGATTTCTTATATGACTGTAAAGTTTCTTTATCCTGTTTAATTTTTTGTAGCAATTCCCGTCTTTCTTTTCTTTTATCCGTATTAACAAGTCGCTGTGCTTTATCTTCATTTACGGAAATAACATCTTCTAAAGCAGAAACTTTTAATGCCTGTCTAATCTTAATCTCAACTTCACTAAGCGTAGCATTAGGCTTAATATTTCTCTTTAGAATTGTTTCCCACATACTTACACCTGTCTAAATTTTTTGGACATTTTTGGGCCGGGTCGAATAACTCCGGGGATAACAGGGTCTGCCTCAAAGTTATCCGGAGGAACTTCCGGCACATTCATTGTTAAGTCCACAGTTTTCTTAGGCGTAGGTTCCGGTTTATTAGCCTTTCGCTCAAGGTCTGCCAGTTGTTTCTTTGCTTCATCTAATTTTCTTCTTATCATATTACTCATATTTATTTCTCCTTAATTTCTACTCATATTTCTTCTTGCTATATTTTTAAGTTGTATTGCTTCTGGATTCTTTTTAAGATATTCTTTTATTTCTTCTCTTACTGTTTCCCTTAATACTTTCCTTGCACCAATCGCGTCGGACATTTTAACATTTGAGATAAAATATTTATATAATTCTATTAAAAAATACATCGGGTATTTTTCATCTGTCGTAGAATTGGAAATCATTTCTTCAATTATTTTCTCGAAGCGACCTGTAACGCCCTCGTTTGCCCATAAAGTTTCTATCTTATTCTTAGTATTCTCGTCTAATCTTGGGTCTAAATCGGAAACATGGTCTCCTCCAAACATATACCAATTAAAAGGAAATGGTTCTGCCTCTCTTAGGCTCACACCCATTCTCATTCCCTCATCACCTGAAGAAAAAAATCCACCACCTTCCAATGGATTAACAAATACACAAGCGGCTTTTGAGCGTTCCGAATTTCTAAATACATGTCCTTCCAATCTTTCTTTTACTGCTCTACGAAAAATACCTCCCCAAACTGTGGGTGTAATAATAGGGGTTGAATTCATAGTTATTTCGGGTAAACTGGCCCTTGTTTGTCTCATGGAACCTACCTTTTGTGTGATGAATACATCTTGATTTTCCTCAAGCCATTTATTAAATACTTCCATTATTTTTTTATTTAGTAAACTTAAAAGCATTTTATCGTAAATATGAGGAACGGAGGTATAACATATATCAATGGTTCTATCACCTTGACCTTCTATATCATGGTAGAAGGTATCAAAAGGAAATACAACCAATATGCCGTGTGTATTTTCAAAGAATAAATGTCCAGATTTCTGCCTTGTCACTCTATTAAACCTTAAAGGTTCATAGTGTAAAGTAAGCGGGTGGTCTATCACACCTTGTCTTTTTAAATTTGGTTCTGATAAAAAATATAAAGATTTTTCACTAGGACTGGCAGGTTTAGATAGACCTACCCTTTCTTTATCTCCGATTAATAAATCTTTAGGTTTAGAAATAAGATTATTAATTAAATTAGTTAAATCCATCCTAATATCCCAATCTTGAAAATTAATACTAAATTGTGTAGCATCATCAACTAAAGACGGTCTAATTACTTTTATTTCCTGATTATTAATATCTATAAATATAAAATATTGGTATAAATTTCTTAAAATTGTATCAGTTACTTCAAAATCTGGTTCATTCTTGAGTTCAAAATAAGACTGTAAATATCTTATCATATCGTGCATATTCGTCGCATCGACTCCCTTAATAGATACTAAATACATGTCTGTCAATTGTTCTGGAACTGAAAAGCCTGAATATTTTAAAAGATTTCTAAAAAAATCACTCACATTACCTTGCCCAGTATTAGGTATATAATTGATAGCATAATCTTCACTCGCATATACATCGTCTGCTTTTTCTTCCATAAAATGTTTTATAAATAAAGAATAGTCCTTTAAGACAGAAAAATCAGAAAATGGGTCATCAGCCCTGTTAATATATCGAATAAGTTTTTTCTCATAATCTGTTAAAGGGGGAAATTGTTTAAGCATCTTTGTAGTATCACTTGAAGTAGTAGAGGGCGTGTATTTACGCTGTCCTGAAGAAGATATATAGCCCCCTAATGCCCTATCAACATAGGCATAAAGAATATTATAAAATAATTCTCTCACTCTAATTAAATTTTCTTGATTACCTCTAAAAAATTTTCTTGATAAGGGTTTATAACTTCCCCATATTTCCTGATACTGTTTGATAGAAGTTTCTATTGCGTTACCTAATTTCATGTCTATGCGAGAATTTGAAAGTTGTAAAATATTATTTAATTTTTTTAATTCTGTTTTTATACTATCTTGTTCATCACTATCCATTCTTTTGCGATTAGGCATAAGTTGAATATTATTAATAGTGCTACTCGAAGGTTTAAAGAAATTTTTGTCAACGGATGAATGTATAAAGTATGTTTTCGCATCTGTAAAATAATACCGAATGTCATCAATTTTTTCAACTCGACGATTTACATACCCTTTAACCTTTTTTAATAAAGATGATTGAGCGTCGGGGTCAACCAATTTATCAAAATTTGGAACTCTAAAATTTTCACTTAATTTAAAAATTGGTGTAAGACTTATAGAGCCAAAGCCAAAGCCACCCGGAGTTATATTAAAATTTTTTGATAACTGGTTTTTAGTATAACCAGTATTAATTAATAGCGTAGTAGTAATCCTTTCTTCTTGTATGTCAATAAGCAAAGTAGGGTTTAACCCTGCATCTTTATATTCATTACAATAGTTTGCTGTTTCCCTAATTTTAGGAATACTGTCCATATCAAAACCACCTAAATTAAGTCTTGATGTTATATATTTCAAAGTGTATCTGGGGGTTTCTATATTGGAAATTTTTCCTCTTGATTGAATTGCCGTAATGACATTACCTGTTGATTCTACCCCTGTTGACAAAACTGATGTAGGTTTATCTAAACCAGTGAACACAACTATTGAATTAGATTCAATTAATTTAGAATATTCGGGGCGCTTAAATTCTTCGATTAGCATTTCTTGAATACTTTCAGATTGAAACAAAATAAAATTTGTCACAATAGACATAGAAGAATTAGATGTAAGCACCAATATAGGTTTACTTGAGGTTGTTGGAGTATTAACTATTTCATTATAAATTTCTACTTCTATGTCTGTTTCCGCCAATTCTTCTTTAGTGTCAATAAGAATTAACTTTGAACCTCTTAACGCAAATCTATATATTTTACTAAACATGCCAAATAAGGTTAAAACTTCTTGTTCGCCCATAAGCCCCTTGTAAATCATCCTACTCTCCTCTCCGTTCTTTTATCTACATTTTTATTTCCAGCATCTCCGGGCAATCCTGTGTATCTTTTATCCGGTGAAGGGGGCATTCTTTTCTTTGGGGTATAGTCAGCCTTATCTGCTACTTCCCCCGCTACTTGTCCTTTTGTTTGGCCGCTTAATAAGGCTTGTTCTTGAAGTTGTCCTAATTGTGATGAATCTATATTAGTTCCCGCATACTTATCTGTTTCAATAGGTTTATCTTTCTTATCAACATCTACTTCTGTAAGGCCTTCTGCTGGGTATTTCTTAAATATAAAATCACCATCTTCATTCATATCAACTTCAAAACCAAGATTTTTCATTTGAATCGCAAGTGCGACTTCCATTTCTCTTCTACGAAGAACTGCAATTTCATCCTCTTCTTCCGAGCGAAGAAGTTGAACTCTCCAGTCAGTAATACCAAATTGGTCCATTACAAACGGGAATAGATATTTATTATAAACCCCTTGAGCCATTTCAACTGCACGATTAGTGACAAGAATCTGCATTCCTTCCGAATTAAGACCACCGGAGGCAGTATTATCTGCCATAAAAATATTACTCACACCATAGAAGGCCGAGATTCTTGTTCTCAAGTCTTCCTTTACAGCAGTATAATCCATCTCTTTTAATGAGTTCATAAAAGGAATCCATTCAACAGAACCACGAGAACCTCCCTCGGATTCAATACCCATGATAGGGATATAGTGAGGGTCTTGTTCCAACTTTTCTTTAACACCTTTCCAATACTTTACCAATGACTCCATGTTATTTGTTTGCACAGCAAGAATACCTTTTGGTGTTCTCATTTTTTGATATGAAGTGCTAATGTAAGACTCCATGGCCTGAAGAGTAAAAATATAATTAAACAATGTAATTACTGGGGGGTGTCCGTATAATCTCGTAGGTGAATATTTACTAAAATGAACTACCTCTCCTGTAATATAATGTTGTTCTGCTTGAGCAGTTTTATTTGTAAATTCGATGGGGTGTAGATTACTACCACACATACCACACTTTTCATACCTTTCTTCGGAAATAAAATCTCTATGCGTGACGCAAGTATATCGCTGGTGTCCTCTATCACCATCTTCGTCAACTTCTATAAACATTGTAGTTGGGTCTCCTCTATAAATCTCGTTAATTTTAGACATGGCTATTTCACCATTTTCTTCTAAGAAGTAGTCCTTGACTAAGATTAAAAAAGCATCATCCATAACATTGAGGTCTGTCTCTAATTCCTTCAAAATATCAATGAACAACTGGTGTGAATCATTTACATGATTCTTAAAAAAATTCTCAGCATAGACCTTTTGATTATAATTAGGCGTTCTTAAATCTCTTGACCTACAATTCATACATTCATCTACATCTTTTTGATGTTCATAGCCGCAGGAATTACACTTCTTATCAAATGCCTTTTTCCATTCATAACCTCGACGAAAAACCTCATTTTTAAGTTGAACCAAACAAGTGCGAACCACTGTTGAGTTTTTAGCGGTATCATATAAATATCTACCGGCGTAATGTTGAGGGTATCTACGCTCTTGAATACCTAAGTTATATACTTCTTTTTCCGTAGGAATTGGTGTTCTTCTTCGTATCAATGTTCTAAATCTGTCTCTTAGTCCCATACTTATTCCTCCTTAACAATCGAATCTAATTCATTCATCAAATCCCATTTACAGTTATTTTTATATTTTGATATATTATCTTCTTGTATATCATATTTTTCAAACTCAACAGCACCTTGATTGCGAGCATCCTTCCAATTTTCCCACTTAATAAGTTTAAAAATTTCAGTCATTCTACTTTTAGCCCAAGGCTCTTTCTTGTAAAACTTCTTAATTTTAATTGCCTCTTGTAAAAGTCTACCCTGTTCTTGTTTCATGCGAAGGTGGGGTAAGCACTTTTCTAATAATTTTGTAATATCATTTTGACTATAAAAATTTAGCCTATGTTGACTTCTACTATTCTCTCCCACCTTTTGGTCCAAGTGTAGGCGGCCAATTTTTAATTCCTTTTCCATTTCTTGAAAGAAGGCTCTTCCTCTATCTCCCGTGGCAATCATGCCAATACGGGGAGAATATGAAGAGTCCATAGTAATATAACCATCGGAGTCAATAAACCCTGCTACATACCCATAAAGGTCTTTTTTAATCGTATCACTAAGAATGTAGTAATCTCCATTAACATTTGTAGCGTTAATTCTTCTCAACATTTTAGAAATTGTCTGCGGTGTAGTAGAGCGATGATAACTTTTTGGCAACATTGAGTGAATACTATTACTTGAAATTCCGGGATTATTACAAATGGTTTTTGTGATAATATTATCCAAAACATCTTGTCTTGATTTTCTAATAGACTGATGAGAAATTTCTTTGATTATAGAGCGTATGTTTTTCTTGCTTTCCTTGAACACCTTAGTGTAGTCAGTATATTCTTTACCGTAGTCTAATTCATTCTTAAAAATATTAGCCTCCCACATTTTTGTTAAATTGTCTAAAATTTGCGCTCTCATATCTCCATCCTTGATATGTTCTAATTTTCTTAGTGTGACTATATCAGGTGTAAGTAACTTGAGTGCAGGTTTATACGGGGAAACCCAATAGATAGAATCCATACACTTATTCAAATGTTCTCCGTATGCGTTAATTAAATGGTCTATTGTCTTACTCATTTTCATTCTTGAGTCGCCTTTTAGTTGTCTACGCATATTTCTTAAATCCTTAACAATATCCGGTATAGGTTTGTTATCAATTAGTGGTTCTTCAGGGAAAGAAGATAACATATTTCTTGCATCGGTAAGATTAACTTGGTATATTTTAGAAATATCTTTGATAACCTCAGTCTCATCAATAGACTGATACGGTAGCCATTCGCTAAGTTTAATATCATCCACTAATTGTTTCTTGTTTTCTTTTACTTTATTCTGCGCTTCGTCAAGTTCCTGCAACTTTCTACGAAGTTCGTCTGTATTAATTTCATCTTCCTTACATATTAATTCCATATATTCCACCTCCGAAATCTTGTCTTGTTGGTGTCCCGAATAACCCGCTACTATCTATGTCTATGAAAGCATCATTAAAAGACTTTGTGGCGTGATTAGCCAATGCGAGTGCGATAACAATATCATCGTGTGCGCCTAAACCTTCAATTTTTCCCGTACTGCTAATACCGAATGCTTCGAGTTCTTGTATAATTGCATCGGAAACAGCCTTTGCCTTTTCATCCGCATAGGGTAGTATAATTTTATTGTTCTCCAAATTCATCTGTAAGTTAAGAATAATTTCCTCCTTTTTCTTACGGTGCATTGTAAATTCTTTAACGGGAAAGTCGGATATGTCTCGCAGTTCCATAGCAAAGGACTTTGCGAATGTATTAGTTTCAATCATTACAACTTCGGGTTTGTATCTCTCGCAAAGGTCTGTAATGCGTGTAATGTGAGAACGGAAGTCCATATTTTTTTCTCTTACCATCCAAACCACTTTTTTATTCATATCTTCATCTACTTCAATAACCATCATTACTGTATAGTCGCCGTCTGCTGAAAGTGAGGGGTCGTAGCCAATGTAGTATTTGAATGCGTCAGTATTACCATGATACGATAACTTACTTGTTCGGTCTTTAGACTTGTCGATAAATTCTTTTCCAAATAACATCGTGTTGGATGAAATTGGTATGCAGAGATATTCTCTTGTGAACTTAGAAGAGCCGATTTCTCTCCTTCTCTTTTCTAAAGAATCTATATCCCAACGGGAGGGCCAAAGAGCATCACCTGTTTGATTTATCGCTGGATAGCGTTGAACATCATATTCAGGGTTTTCCTCTAATGCGGCAAATATATCAGTGTATGTGAAAGGTGTGCCGACCATCCGTAAAGTAGCGGTGTGGTGAAGAGTAGGAATCATGTCTCCCCAAAACCAATCTGTAACTCGCTGTATGGCGGCAACAGAAAACTCCTTCATCGGGTCGTCAATAATAATCTCTTGAGGGTGAAGTCCACGAATCTGTGAACCAACGGAACGCTCAAGTATTTCATTTCCGTTTGTTAATCTCATTGAGCCGACAGCCCAACCGGACTTAGGTTTGAATTTTCTTAATGCTGGAATGTTTGTAAACATTCGGTCAATGTCTTTCATGTGAACCATTGTCTGTTTTTGGTTTGATGAAATGTAAATCATTTGATATGGTGGAGGTTGAAAAATTAATTGATAGATACACCAAGAGTGAAAAAATACGGACTTTCCGTGGTCTCGTGAACAAATGATTACAGTTCTTTGAGTGTCGTGAACTGATTGTAGCCAATCACGATGAAAAGGGGCCATTTCAAATCCGAGAATTTTCGTAAAGAAATATTCAAAATTACCATCGGAGGCTTTCATATCCATTTCTGTAAGTAAGTCCATTAACCAATCACCCTTTCATAAAATGTAGTTGTTTTACCAGCACTTTTGACTCTTCTACTTACATATTCTTTATTTCTTGACAAATAAATTTTAAGTTCATTTCTCGTAGGAATTGTCTGTCTTCCTGTAATATTAGAATCTCTACTAATTATTGCATACATTGAATCTATTATTTCTTTAACACTTCTTTCTTTACCGTCGACCATAATTTCATCAGTAAGTTTTTTTGCATTTGAGGATATACCACGCTTTAATATTCCCCAAGCCTTTTTCATAGCAGGGTCATCTAAACTTTTAGGAACCCACACGCCATATGTTGTAGCATCTCTTTGAAAGCGTTGATAATATCTATCCGGCAACAGTGGGTGTTTTTTCGTGTGAGGTAAAATTTCAAATCCCAACTTTCTATAACTTTGTAATCTCCAAGGCGCGTCATTAGAAAGTGAAAAAGCAATTATCTTTTTTTCCGTTTCTGCTAAATTTTTAGCATACGGCATTCTAAATTCCTGTAATTTATTAAAGAACCCTCTTTGTAAAAATTGAATATCGCCATACTTTTCCGCATGACTTTCATAGCCCCCTACTGTGAAAGAACCTCCATCTCCGATAATATCATCCATTACAACAATGCCGGATTTAGAAACAGGATAACCAAATTCATCAAAAATAACCCAGTGTTTTGTATCTGGACTTGCAAAAAGAAAAGGACTATCCTTTCTATTTCTTAGCAATCTATTTGCTTCCGGCCATCTATTTGCGTAGCCTACAAATTGTTCATCCGATATAGGCCCTACGATAGTAAAAGTTTCCTCACCTTCGGTGAATTGAGTCCCCGAAGGAACAGGGTATCTTTTACTACGCTTGCCTTTCATCTAAATAGCCCCTTGACTTTGTAAATTATATCGTCGCTAATTCCGTAGTAAGAAGATAGGGTATTAAAGGAATCGTATGATTTAATAATACCTTCAATATCACGAGCGTATAAGTCAATTTTATCTTCCTTGTGTATTAAGTCTAATACATATTCTACATCACCTACATCGTCAAAATTAAAATACGCCTTATAGATTTTTTCCCCCCTATTAGATTTAACCGTGTCGAGTGCTTCTACATATGCCTTATACATCGCATCTTTATCCGTAAGTCTTCTGGAAATTTTCAACGGGTTTCTTCGTAGCGTTCTTTTAAGATTTCTAAGTTTTGTTCCTAAAGCGTTATCTTTAGCGTATTCTATAAACTCTTCATCTTCTAAAACATCAAATATTTTTAATTGGGAAATGTTTGTTTCAGCATCTTTATATTCGGTTATAGGTCTACCTCCGAATACAATATTGTTGGAATCATTAGCACCTATTGTTTGTGAAGAGAGAAGTATTTCATACAGTAACTTACCCATGTAATTTGTAAGATTTCTATTGACTCCTGTAATTTGTTTTCTTCTTGAATCACTCTTAGGTAAGTCCATTAGATATAGTTTTCTAAAAACTGGCATTGCTTTATCCATAATATTTAGTGCTTCGGGAACAGAGAGTTGACTATAACGCTTAAGACCTTCAAAGAATTCTATTAAATCGTCAAAATCTTCTTGGGTAATATTAATATTTGCCCTTTTAACCATAGCCCTTCTAATACCCGCTCTTACACTTGTGCCTGTTTTTGTAGATAGGGCGGCAATTTTTTTGTAAGAATCCGATAGTATAAAATTAGGTTTATCCATTTCAAATAAATATCGAGTGTCTATAATGTCAAAGTAATATTGGTTAAATATGGAAACTAATTGTTCGAAGAATCCGTAAGTCAAATCACTTTCTTCTTGTAGGGTTTCTGCAAATTCTCCCGGCTGTTCAATATAATTGCCACCTGATAGAGAAGCGGTTCTTGCAGAACCGGGTCTTGTAGCAAAAGGTTTTCTTGCCACATTTCTATTAAAACGGGCTTCGGGTAATATATTTTTAATTTCAACTATGGTATCAAATAACTCATTTGCCATTTCATTTACAGAATTAATATAAGCCATGTATGAATTTTTTTCTACAGTTTTTAATATTAATTTAATATTGTTATCTTGAGTGACAGGTATATAATATTCTAAAGTAAATTTATACTTTTCTTTGCCAGACTTTAGTTTAGTAAGTATTGAACTATTTTTCTTATCATCTAAAATCATAAATGTGTAAGGGCCTTCTTTTACGAGGTCGCTTTTTATTTCTGTAATAAATTCTTTAATTTGGTCCAAATAACTTTCCTTTACCATTTCTAAAATATCCGGACTTTCTAAGTATTCGGATAATTCTGTCATTACTCTTTCCTCTACCTTCTGTGCTAAATCACCCTCAACATATAATCGAGATTTATTTAATTTAGCGGCTAATAATGTAAGTGGGTCGGCCATTTTTTCGACCTCTTCTACTTCAACCAATAATTCTTCACCGACTTGCTCATTATAATCAATAGAAGAAGAAACTGTATTGTCTCCGGGATTTTCATTGCGAGCGTATTTAGTCTCGTCTTGAATATCCACTTCGTCGCTAGAAATACCTCTTGAAAATATTTCTCTGTATTCTTCAATGTCAACTCCTGTAATTTGATTAACCAAATCACTTGCCAATTTAACAAGAGAAACTTCTTGAGAGTATTGTGTTATAGAAGGTGGGGTGGAATAGGTAATTGTATATTTAGGTATTCTTAATTTTTTAATTTTTTCTAAGGCCCTTTTATATTTTAAAACTGTGGCTGAATACCCTTCTTCCGCATCTATTGTTTCTAAAAATTCTCTCATTTCTTCATTAACCGTTGTTGTCAACTCCAGTGAACCTTCTCTTCTTTTTAGCGATTCACCTAATTCGTTTCCTGTAAGTTCCTGTATTTTTTGTAATAATGGTAATTCTATTACTATACCTTCAAACGATTTAAATGTGTTGTCTGTATCGGCCCAGTATTCGTAAATTTTCTTTCTATCTCCTGCGTCGGTCAATTGATATTTTCTAAAGCCGTCAAATATCTCATCAAGACTTTTTGTATCAGGTGTGACAGTTTCTCTACCCCCTTGCTGTTCATCTAAAGCAAGGAAAATATTTCGTAAAAGGTCTTCTATTTCTGGAAATTTCGTAAAAACTCCATCTTCCAAAAAGGCAGAACAATTTTCTATAGTATCTTCCCAATCGTTCTCACTAAATGAACCTCCAGCAGAAATTCTATTTTCCCAAGACTCTTCGGTAATTGTAGTAAGTCCGTAGAATCTACCGGCTACTGGGTATGATTCGGAAAGAAACTTAGGTTTTTGTTTTGTAAATATTTTCTCGGAACCTAAAAATAAATCTAATTCAACAATAGATGCTAAGTCGGAGAGGGCCGCTATTAATTTTAATCGCTCATCCATTTGTGGAACTCGTGACTCAATATTTTCTGTCTTTTCTGTCATTCCTAATCTTTTATCTAATATGACTTTATCTTCTTCAAAATTACCAGTCTTACCAGTAAATTCCCCTTCTCGTATAAATTCGTCTAATAGTTGTCCAAATTCTTGCTCACTTATAATATTCATTCATTTCACCTTTTATAGTAGTCGGGGTCTTGCTCCAAATTTTCATCGTAGAGAGCATCTATCTCATGTAGATACTCGTAGGGATTTTTATTTTTAATTTTTATAAAGTTCTTAAGCGATTCTATCCTATTGGGATTTAGTGTAGAAAGCACTTCGGTTAATTCATTAATTATTATTGTAGGTATAGGTGTAAATAATTTATCTACGCCTGATTTTATTTGAGCCTCAAGTGCAGGTGCATTTTCGGCTACAATTCTAAAATAGTCTCTCGGCTCTTCTTCTTCTAAATCTTTTAATGTGTTGAAAACATTTTCTATACTTTCAAGAGAAATTGGATTAAAGGTTAATGCTAAGGCTATTGCGTTTTTAAATTGCTCGGCTTTCATCTTAAAGGAATCCTCACCTTCTTGACTTAATGAAGCAAAATTATATGTTTTAGGAATATTGGTAAAATCACTCCCCCCTTCTTTATCTAATAAAAGTCTATGGTAGACACTAAGCATAAGAACATATTCATTTTGTTCTAATTTGGTCCTATTTCTTCCCATGCGTCGAGAATACCCTCGTGGTAATTCTTCAACTTGAGGAACAATGTCATTTTTCCATTGTTCAAATTGAGTCTTAGTGTTGCCGTCTTGTTTTACATCTGCCCTTATTCTCTCTAATAATTCTTCAGGAGTTTCATCACCGACACGGGCTAATACAGGATATTTTTGTTCCTTGCCCGTCTTAACCCAATCCGTCACATTTTTTCGACCAATTAAATCTCCCCCACCTACGGCAGAACCAGTCTTTCCTCCCCTTGAAAATCTAAATATAAGATAATTACTGAAAAGAGTTTCTAATGCAGTAGGACCTCTCGCCCTTAGAAGTTTGCTTAATAGAGAAGTTTTGACTTCAAAATTACCGCCTTTGAAAAAGTCTACAAGAGGGCCGGTAAAATTAGAAGTTGTTCGATTTAACATGTGTCCATATATTCTCATTATGTTTGTAAAACTTTCCTCGTTGTAATTTGAACTTCTCATCCATGTTCCTAAATTAATGGTAGCGTATTCTTTGTCTTGCACATGTAAGGCGTTGAGTCTTTTGACTATATTATAGCCTTGCGTTATTTCATTACCTTCGATAACTTCGCTTAACTGTTCTGTATCGACAGATTGCCAGCGTTCATCATCGGTTTGTATTTTAGAAATTAATTCTTTTAGTTTATCAAAAATACTTTGTCTCGGTGTACTGCTGGCTCTTGCTCTACTAATTAATATTGCCATGCCACTTAAAAAAGCAACCGGATTACCATTGAGTAGTTGATTATACAATTCTTGAATATTTTCTTCTACCCACTTAACCGGATTGCCCGTGGTTTTATCACCAATTGTTTGACCGTCGCCATAGGGTAGTGAATAATATGCACCAAACCCTTCACTGGATTTTTCATCATACAGGGCTTGTAAGGTTTCAATAACTTTTTCAGGGTCTCTTTTATTAGAAACTATATCATCGTAAAACATACTTGTTTCATCTTTTGCCTCATCAATTAATTCTAAAATATCTTTCATATTATTAAAAGACAACTCACGATTTCTAAGTTTATCTAAATACTCAGTATCATTTCCCCTGCGCTCACGCACAGCACGAGCAAGTCTACCTTTTATTGGTTGAACCATACCTATCACTTAAGCATCATGTAAATTCCCAAAACTCCACCCAAAACAATTATTACTTTCGGTAACGCCTTCTTAATCAAAGCCTTATACTTTGC